CCATCTTCACGGGCGGCGCGACGCGCTGCCAGGTAACCATTTTCGCTGTTGTCGGTGTGGACAACCGCTGCTGTTTTTGGCTGCTGCTCAGCAGCCGGTACCGGCAGGGCTTCGTCTTTAGCCTGGCCTTTGTCTGATGCTTGTTTCGTCATCATTGAACTCCGTTGGTAAAGTAATTGGTCTGGTAAACATCGCTCCACATCAGCACGTTCTGGTCGTAATCAAACAGCTCACCACCAAGCCAGACGCAGCTTTGGAATTCGCGGGTTGCTGGGCGCCAACCCACTAAGGCGTCACGGGTCTGGCCAATCAGCTGCCGTGCTTCATGCATTAGATCTGCCGACCTGCTGCAGCGAGTCGCTATTACTACGCCAAAACGCACAAAGGTTTGGTTGGTATGGCGCGCTTGGTCTGCGCTGTTTTTTTCGCTGTCGAGTACCACAAAGGCGGTGTTGTGTGCGATGTTGCGCAGCTCTTTGATGGCATCAAAGCCAATTGCGTCGCTCACCTGACGCAATTTAGGTACCGCACCTTTGAGGCGCTCCATAACCAGTTCGGTGTTAAATGGCAGATTCCCGGTCATCAGTAATCTCGCAGCGCATCGCGAAAGGTGGATTGACCAGCAGTAAACTCTGGCGTGCTTGCCACTGAGACGCTCTTGCCACCAACACCCAGTGAAAACTTGCCATCTGCAGTTAATCGCAACAGTTTTATTGCATCGTTGTAGTTGCGGGTAATTGGGTCTTTGTCGTCGGCGTTGAGGCGGTTAATGTGCAGGTTGTAACGCACGATCGCACGGCACCAGGTAGTTAAAATATCAGGCACATGCTGCAGCGGCAGATCTAACCGGTTAGCCAAAAAGCCATCAATCGTATTCACCGCATCGTTAACCGCAACGTTTACACGCAGCACTGCTTGATCACATGCTTCGATTTCATCGTCAGTCCAGGTGCTTAACGCAAATCCCATCAACCGTGCATGCATCAGTTCTGCATTAACAATGGGCAGATGCTCCGGCGTCGCGACCTCGGCCAGCTCTTTTGCGCCAGGATTTAATGCCAGTTGTGCCAACGTGATATACATAACAAACCTCAAAAAAGGAGCCGGTTGGAAAGGTTGCGCCCGCTATCAACCGGCAAACTTCACAGGCAAGGGATCCTTCCCGGCCAATAACTCAGCCTTGGGCTGTGTCCCCTTTGGCTTTTTTCTTATTGTCCTTTTGCGCTTCAGCAAGGCGGGCAGCTTCTTCAGCTTTACGCTGCTCTTCAGCAAGGCGGGCAGCTTCATCGGCTTTGCGTTGTTCTTCAGCAAGGCGGGCTTCTTCGTCAGCTTTTTGCTGCTCTTCAGCCAGCTCGGCCTGGTGCATGATTTCCCTAAGTTGTTCCATGGTGATCACATCACCAAGCTCAATCAACGGGGCTGCGTCTTCAGGGGCCAGCAACATAAACTGGCGCTCAGTAAAACTCTTGTCGTTGCGCTCAACTGTTCTGCCCTCAGCGACGATATATACGCTTTTGCCTGCAGCCACTGAGTCGACAACCAACGTTTGCAGCTCACTGGCTAAAACTGGCGTCATTTCCCCGGTTGCCTCGTCCAGAGTAAACAGCTGGTCAGAATCGGACAGCTCAAGCCCATCGATTACAGGTATCAGGCTGCCAGAACAAACCAGCGGCTCTGCTTCTTCAGCTGTCAGAGTGATCATCCCTTGCTGCTTAACTTCGCCTTGCCACTTAAACGGGCTGGCAATTAAATATTCAGGCATTTTATTCTCCAAACACCCGGCCGCAGCCGGGTGTAATGTTGATCCCAGCGCTTAAGCGACGTTCTGCAGCAGGTAACCGGCGGTGATGCCACTGAGGACCGCTGAGCGGTCGTGGTTCACCGGATAAATCCAGGACTTGGCGGATTTGTCGTAATACGGTTCTTCTACCAGCGGGTTACCGTCCAGTGTGTAGGTGTAACCAAATGACGGCTCTTCGATGTTGACGTCACCGGATTGTGGAGCGGCGTAGGCCAAGATCACATCGGTACCCCAGACATCACTAAAGGAGCCTGCCGAATCTGCAACTACAGCTGCGCCGACTTCTACCTTTTCAACGTCCCACAGCGACGCTAGCATTTCAGCAGTCACCGAATCGCGGCCGGTGTATTTGAAGCGTTCAATAATGTTGGCGTTGTTTTTTGCCGCAGCAAATGCTTTGGCTGACAACACCACCACATTGGGATACATACCGATGGATGCCCGGATAGCTTCTTTACCGGTTTCAATGTCTTTGCTCGGATTGTTAGCGTCGTTGGTCCATTTGGCGGCGACTAAATCCACCTTTTGACCTACTGGGTAGTTTGCTGGGTTACGTGCCAGCTGCGCTTGCTCATACTCAACCGTCAGTGACATTGAACTCATGACGTTGTTGACCGCACGCTGGCCCAATTTCACGCCTGGTACTGCTGCTTCATCGTTGTGTTCGCGTGGCACCACACCTTCCAGACTGTGACTGGCCAGTGCAAACGGCTTACCTAAGTAGCCGAACTGAATGCGCTTGGTATTGGTGCCCGGCGCCCGCTGAGTGTTGTAAAGGACAAATGCTTCTTTACCGAACTCAATGACCTGACCGCCGCGCTGACTGACCGGTGCGCGTGGAAACAGGGCGTAACCTACGTGGCGCTGTTGGCGATAGCCCTGAGCATGGGTACTTAAGACCGGGTCAACGACGCGGGTCGCGGCATTATTCATCTGTGGCATGGTGTTTCCTTATTACGGAATTAGTTTGGAATTAACAGAACTTCGATACGGCTGCCGTCACCGGCTGCAGCTTGCTGCGCACGAGCAACGGTTTTACCGGCCGATTTGGTCGCCGCCTTACCGCCGGCACCCACTTCGATTTCGGCACCGTCTGCAATAGCAGCACCGGCCACCACAATGGCTGTACCCAGCACGTCAACCGGATAGACGTCACCCACAGCAGCATTACTGCGGGCAACACCGGCGCTATTGGCAGCTGCAGTGGCTGTGGCACCACCGGTTGGCGACACAAAGCGCTCGGCGGTAATGGCCGCAGTAGCTTTGCGCGTCAGCGTTAAAACAGGAATGGATTGCATAGTGGATTTTCCTTATTGCCCGACCGCCGCCAAGGCGGTGCTGTAATCGCATTTATGCTGTGCCTGATAGGCCAGCGCTTTGTTGTGTAACTCCAACCGCTCAGCATTCACGGTGTAACCGGCCGGGGCGGCAAAGGATGCGGTGGCTTCAGGCTCTGCTGCGCCGCGCTCGCCAAAGGGCACGCGGGCGGGCAGCGACTGCATAAAGCCACGGAACCATTCATTGGATTTCGGGGTGGTTGTTTCCCCATCTTCGGCGGCAAAACTGACCACGCTGTCGTCTGGGATATGAGCCATAAATGCGACCAGAGCATCTTTTTCACGTGGCAGTAACTGGCCGGTGACGATCAGCTGTTCAGCAAAGCTGGCAAATTCTGCAGTCCGTGACGCCGCCTGGGTTTGTTGTTCAAGGGCAACGGCCTGCTGTTCGCGAGCCTGCAGCGCGGCTTCACGGGCTGCCAAATCTGTTTCACGGGCGGCAAAGTCGGCAGCAGCTTGGCTGGTGTCACTGCCCAGCTTGTTTTCGGTATCAGCAGGCGCAGCAAAGCCAGGCATCGTTGATGCCTTGTCCATCGCTTTGGTGTTTTCGGTTTCGACATCGCGCACCAGGTAATCGAGGATCACTTGGTCGGCTTCTTCCAAGCCAAACTTGCCAATCATCCAGTCACGCATAGAGCGAGCCAGACGGCTCAGTGACCACAGCGCGTTGTCGGCATGGGAAGCGGCAAAGTCAAACGTGACCACATCTTTATCATCGGCGGCAAAGCTGGCTGGTTTTAAGCCAGGCAGCGCTGGTGCAGCGGCCCCCAGAAAACCAACATGGCGCAGATACCAGCCTTCCGGCTTGGGGTTTGCTGAATGGCCGGGCGGGAACCAGGACGCCGACATTTTTGGGAAGCGGCCTTCATTCACCAGTGCTGCAAACTGCGCTTCAACATCTTTGGGTTCAGCGGTGATCAAACCATCTTTGATTTCCAGTTTGTTTACCCAGCCATACGCAGGATCGTTCAGGGTCGGATGACCAACAACTAATGGCGCGGCAAACAAGGCTGGGTCATAAGCAGCAACCGCTGCTTGCATGTCGGCTTCGGTAAAGTTCCAGGTGCGACCACTCACGTCGGTTTGCTGACCTGTGCGGAAAATTTCCAGCGGTTTTGGCGCTGGTGCGGTTACTGGTGCTGGCATGGGCCCCTCAGTCACAGAGTTCGGTTTTGGATCAGAAAGTGACTTCAGAATGAGGGTTTTGCCGCTCAACGTCTTTTGAACTGGGGCAAAATATTCGGGATGGGCAAAATTTGGTGTTTATAAACGTTTATGAGGTGGCAAACCCCATGGTGGCGCACGGATGTTGCGCCCCAAGGGCTTAAAATGCGTTACAGCGTGTTTTGGGCTGGGGCCGTGTTGTTGAGGTATCGAATGGCTAAGCGGGCGATAAACTGCCGGTCGTCGTCACTCAAGCCCAAAAATGGCCGGGCTGGCATATCAAACTCATAATCGCTGACGGATACGGTTTGCACAAAGTTGGATTTTTTCTTTTTGACAAACCGGTTACCAATACTGCCGTCTTTGTTCTGCCGGAAATAAAGGTCTTTCTCACCGCCTGACCGTTTGATAATGCCACCGAACTGGTGAATGCTGGCGTACTGTACATTGGTACCAAACGCCAGTCCGCTGTCGTCGAACTGGCCGCGCAATGTCCCCTGCAGGTAACCGCGCAAGGTCAAAATCTTGTCTTTGTTTTTGTGCTTCCGCTTTAAATAGCGAGCCGACAATGGCTCCCAGGCAGCACCATCAGGCCCAGTTTGAGTCCTAAAGCGGGCTCTAGTTGAGCGCATCATGTATTCGTTGATGCGCGCAAACAGGGGGGCTGGATGTTGCAGCTGTTGCTCCAGCTGCGCCAACCGAGCTGCCACGTCTGATGTTATGTCGACCTTTACGCCTGTCATCTGAGTACCTATAATTGTTGGTAGCTATGGTGGATAGGCTCCCGGCAAACAGAGCCGCCAAACACCATGGTTCCCCTGGTGCCGGCTGGGGGTCACTCTTCTCTGCGGTAAATCCTGACACCTATCCGTAAATCTTCGATGTCCTGATCGCTTTTGTATGTGGTAATGCCAGACCAACCGTCTTGGCTCCATTCGAAAACAGCCAGCGCTGGTATCTCTTCACCGGGCACAGTGAACCTTGCCAGATAGCGCCGACGTACCACGGTCTTTTTCTGTGCTTCGTGGTACTCCATCCGCACCCAAATTTCGTCAGGTTCCATTAAGCCTTTGGCCAGTAGCGCCATATATGGGCCACGTCCATTCTTGTCCGCTTTTAACTTACCGGTTTTCCGAGTGATAAACAGATCTGCTCCGATCGCCAGCGCATCACCATTCACATCACGCCAAATCACCGGCTGCTCAAGAGTCGCGCCAAACGGTTCCAAAAATGCCCTGGCGTACTGCTCATCTGGTAAACCCGGCTTGAGGATTTGACTTGCTGACACCTTACGCGGTGCTGGTAATTGGGTCGTTGCGCGCCTATTTGGTAAGCCATAGCCACCGGCACTACCAGTAACTGGCGGCTCTGGCCGCTCTGGTGGCACCATGCTGTCCAGCCGGCTACGCCCTGGTGCATGCTCAAAGCCGGGGTCGATTCCTTCAGGTACCATCAC